GGTCGTGTCGCAGCACCCGAATAAAAACGCCTGCGAGTATTTGTCAACCATTGACAACCCCCGCCCCCCGCCTGTAAACTCCCCGCATGCCTAAATTATCGGTCCAACATTTCGCGGAACGCGCCGGCTGCAGCCGCCAGCACATTAACAACCTGGTCCACCGCGGGGAGCTGGTCCGCGGCCAGGATAAAAAGCTAGACATGGACGTCCGGGCAAATTTCCAGTACCTCCTGGATCGGGGGGTCAGCCTGGACGACATGAAACCGGTTGAAAAGAAACCCACCCCCGGCAAGAAAAAACCCCCCAGCAAGCCAAAGCCCGCCGCGCCGTCGGTTCCGCGGGCGCCTTTGCAGGAGATAGACGCGGAGGAAGTCCTTGCCCGTCTGTCCTCGCTGGATATCCGCCAGCTCACCCCCGCCGACGTCGGCAAGGTGGCCCGCCTCGAGTCCGCGTTAAAAACTCGCGTGGAGCGTGAACACAAGCGGGGCCTACTGATCGAACGGTCCACCGTGCAAACCGTCTTTGGTCGGCTGCATACAATCGACGTAAACGAGCTCCGGACGCTGGGCGCCAAACTGGCCCCGGACGTCGCCGGGTTGCTGGGGGTAGACGACCCGGAAAAACTCCTGCAGGTTGAAAAGCGGATAGACGACGAGGTTTTAAAAAGCCTGGCGCATATCAAGCGGGTCCTAAATGATTTCTTAAAACGCGCCGGCGGGGAGCCATGCTAACCGACCACGCTTTCCTGATGGAGCAAAACGACCTCAAGCCGACAAAGCCCCCGGAGCGGCTTATCTCGACCTATATTGAGGGCCGGCGCGTCATGCCCCCTAGTACCCCCTTTCCGGGGTTTTGGGAGAATAACCGGACGCCCTACGGCATAGAGATAGCCGACAATATGAGCCCCTTTTCCCCTGTGACTATTACGTCCGTGATGAAGGGGGCACAGATCGGCCTGACCGCGTGGGCGGAAAATGTTATCGGCTACTGGATGGACGAAGTACCCGCGGAGATTCTTTACGCGTCGGCAACGGACGACCTCCTGGAAAAGTGGGCGACTAAACGCCTCGAGCCGCTGATCGATTCAATAGGGATGCGGCATAAAATTTACGCGCAGGCCGACCTGGGAGCAAAGACCCGGCGCACCGGGGACAAAATGTTCCGCAAGGAATACACGGGTGGGGCCCTCGATATGGCCAGCGCCCAAAGCGCCAGCGGCTTACGTTCCGACTCTAAGCGGGTCCTGGTACTGGACGAAATAGACGGCGCCCCCCGGATGCTCCGCACCGGTGAGGGGACTTGGTTAGACGTTGCGCACGCCCGTACAAACGCGTGGGGCGCCCGCAAAAAGATTTTTGAGTTTTCCACCCCGACCACGTTTGAGTTATCCCTTATCCGTGAACGGTACGAGGCCGGTGACCGGCGAAAATACAGCGTAGCCTGCCCGCGTTGCGGCGTTTTTGATTTTCTGGAATTCGAGCACCTGCGCCACGAAATGAAAGGCGGTCAGCTCTCCCGCGTTTTCTATGAGTGCCCCCACTGTCAAGGAACCATTAACAACCACGAAAAAACGGCCATGATGAACCCGGCCAACGGGGCCCACTGGGAGCCGACCGCCATTTCCTCGAACCGGACGCACCGGTCCTATCAAATCAGCTCCATGTATTCCCCGGTTGGGATGCTGTCCTGGTTCGAGTTATTCCAGAAATACCTGGACGCCAAGGACAACCCGGAAAAAATGCGATCCTTTGTTAACCTCTATTTGGGGTTGCCGTTCAAGGAAACTGGGAGCCGCCCCAAACTCGAAAAGGTTATAGAGCTCCGCGGGGAGTACCGGGAGGGGGAGGTCCCCGACGGCGTCCTTTTTCTAACCGCCGGGATTGACGTGCAACGGGGGACCGACGGGGACCCGCTCAACCCGCCCCGCCTGGAAATGGAAATCCTCGGCCACGGCGCGGGCTTTCGGACCTGGTCGGTATTATACCGGACGTTTGAGGGGGAGACGACCCGCTCCGCCTTTGAGGGCGCGTGGTCGGGTCTACACGACTGGGCCACGGGCGGGGGGCTGATTCTCACGCGGTCCGACGGTTTCCGGTTTCCGGTCAACCTGGTATTTATCGATTCCGGGGACGGCATGTATTTCGACATCGTTTATAATTTCGCGTCCCGCTGGCAAAACACCTACGCAAGTAAAGGGTTCGGGGCCCTGCAGAAGCGCAAAACCGAAAAGGGGGACGAGGCCGGCCCGCACAATTTCAAGCGCTACAGGGCCGCCACGTCGGGCCGCATGGGGGACGCGACGTTCTACGAGATATCAACCAACTTTTACAAGACGCAGGTTTATAATAATCTGCAGTTGGCCCGCCGGGACGTTGCCCCCCAGCGCCCCGGATATTGTGATTTCCCCCGGGACCGCAACGAAAAATATTTCAAGATGTTAACCGCTGAGGAGAAGCGGAGCGACGGATCATTCCACGCCGGCGGCCGGAGAAACGAGGCGCTGGACTGCAGGGTTATGGCGCTATGCGCCGCGGACGTTTTTCTTGACGCCAAGGTTTCGGGCCTACGCGTAGCCGCCAAGGCCAACGGCGCCACGGACCTGGAACTCCACCGGATAAACCAGGCGTTTGTTTTGGACATGCTGGCCAAACAGTCCACCCGCCGGCGCGTCGCATAAAAAATAAATAAAAGTTGATTTAATGGTTGACAAACAATCAAACCTCCGGTATTATCTAGTCAACCTAACGACACGGAGGAAAACCATGATTAAACAAGCAATGCCGATTCTTACCGCTATCGCCTCGAACCTGATCAAGGACGGCATGGCCGAGAAGTTTGTAGCCCTGTCAGAAGCCGAACGGACCGAAGTAACAAAAGCTTACTTTGCCGACCAGCTCCGGAAAAACGAGCAAATGCAAACCCTGTTCCTGACCAACCCCCAGTTTAAAGCCCGCTTTACGGAAATGGTCCTCGCGTCCTTTTAACACCAACCGCGGGGGGCTTCGGCCCCTCGCCACGGAGGTAACATCATGTTGAAACAGTTTGACAAAACCTCGGCGCATACCCCGCAAATTATTTTTGTTGCAAAGGCGCGGGAGAAGAAAGATTTTAGCAAATGTAACCTTTTGCACGTATACAGCGACGGCGCTCGCATAATGGCCACGGACGGCGCCCGGGGCCATGTGTACGCCCCGGCGGATTGCCCTCTCCCCGCCGGTTTTTACAGGGTCCTCAGAGGCAGCAAAACGACCATTGACCTGGTCAAGGTTGAGGAGTCAACACCCTTCCCGGACCTGGACCGGGTTATCCCTAAAAAAGACAAATCAACCACGTTTTCGCCGGGAACAAACGCGGACGTTGACCCCGCCGCGAAACTTGCGCAGGTTTTACGGGCTCAGGGTTCGGGTTGTTTCAATATTGAATATTTTTTGGACGCCTGCCCGGGTATGTCGGCGTATAGCTGGGAAAACGCTTTTACACCCCTGATGCTAACGGGCCCGGACCTTGTCGCGGTAATTATGCCGATGCGCTAGAGGGAGGCGCGGGACCCCGTCCATCCGGGCGGGGTTTCCCGTGTATAATTGGCATGGCGCGACCTAAAAACAGCACGGAAAACATGCACCCCGCGGAGCTCCGGGGGATATCCCAAACCGTGGGGAACCTCCGGTCCCTGTCCATCATGACGGGGGTCCCGTATCGGTCCCTGCAGGACTACGCCAGCGGCCTGGCGGGTATCCCCTTGCCCGTGGCCACCGCGGCCCGCCAGGCCCTCAAACGGGACCGGGACAACCGGGCGCGGATTGTCGGCAACATTGAGGCGCGGATCGACCAGCAATTCCCGGCGAGTATTCCGTCAACTCCGGAATCGGAGGGGGAATAACACCGCTATTTTTTTGTTTGACTTTCTGTTTACCCGCCGTTAACCTGTCCCGCATGAGCTGTATAACATCGACAGAGCGGGCGCGGATCGTTACGGCGATCACAACCAAGGAAACCCAACTCGCAGCGGTTAACGCGGCGTATTTGGAATCCTTGACCAACGCGGAAATACAGACTTTTACGTTTGACTCCGGGGAGGGCAAACAGTCCACAACCCGCCGCAAGCCGGGGGAGCTGGCCGACGCTATCAACCGCCTGGAATCGGAAATAAACCGCCTCCGCCGCCGTCTTACCGGGGGCGGTATCGTCAACATGAACCTCCGGAGGCGGTCCTAATGCTCAACAAAGTTATCCGCCTATTTTCCAGGGCGCCGGCCGCCGTGCCGCAGGCTTTCGATAATCGATTCGTGATTAATGACCGTTCCGGCGGGTCGAAATGGCCCTCCGGCCTTTCCGCCTCCGGATCCTCCGCAGCAATCGACCACCGCGCCACCCGACAAAACGCCCGCGTAGCAATGCAAGACAACGTCCAGGCCCGGGCGATCGTGGAGCGTTTCGCGGATACCGTCGCGGATTGTGGCCTCCGCCTCGAGTTAATGCCCACCATCGAACTCCTGGGGGTTACCCGGGAGGAGGCCACCGTCAAGGCGCGGGATATTGAGGCGCGGTTTCATTTATGGGCCAAAGACAAAAAACAGCACCGCAGCGAAACGCTAACGTTTTATCAATCGCATAATCTTTACGCCCACTGGCAGCAGCGGGATAACGACATTTTTGTCCGCCTCTATTACTCCCCCGACCGGGGGCTCCAAAACCCCCTACAATTCGAATTCGTGGACCCGGACCAAATCCGCGGGGACGCCTACACGACCACCTACGGTTTCCAATTCCGAAACGACGGAATCAAACGGGATAGCCGCGGCCGGGAGTCGGGTTATACCGTTTGGATTCGGAACGAGTCCGGGCAGTATACCGACGTCACAATCCCCGCCCGCGGGGAGAAGTCCAGCCGCCTGTTTATGCTGCACGGATTCCGCCCGGAGTACGCCGGACAGGGCCGCGGGTTTTCCCGCCTGGCGCATGCGATCCAGGACTTTGAAACGATTACGGACTTTTCCAGCGCGGCCATAAAAAAAGCAATCAATCAATCGAATATCGTCGGATTTGTCGAGCCCTCAGCGACGGAGGACGCCACAAACCCCTTTGAGGGGATACTCACGGATGCGGGGGCGGGTCCCGCCGCGGAACAATTCGGTGCAAACCCTGTGCCGTCGGACACCGCCACGAATGTAACCGCGGATTCCCTCAACCGCGTGGAATGCTACCAGGTCCCGGAGGCCACGACGAACACCCCGGGCAGCATGTTCATAACGAACCTGCAGAAGGGCCAGAAAATACAATTCATGCCGAACACGGCGCCGGGGGATAGTTTCGATTCGTTTGTTGATTCATTCGCCGGCCACCTGTCCGCAAGCCTCAGCATTCCGCTTGAGGTTGTTTTGATGAAATTCGGCCAGAATTACAGCGCCAGCCGGGCAACCCTTTTGCTATTCTGGCGCGTCTGCCTGGTCTGGCGTAGCGAAATGGCCAGCGACTACCTGGACCCCATTGTCGAAATGTGGCTATCCGGAGAAATCGCAGCCGGCCGCGTCTCGCTCCCGGGCTGGTCGGACCCCCGCCTCCGGGCGGCCTGGCTCAACTGTAACTGGATCGGAGCGCCGCCGCCGGATATCGACCCCAGCAAAACCGCCGACGCCCGCAGAAAAAATATTGAGATTGGGGTTACCAACCTGGACCGGGAGGCCCGCGACCATAACGGGAGCTCCGCCGCCACGAACATTGAAAAAAACAGGACCCTGTACGAGGATTTCCCGGTTGCCCCCTGGACCCCCGTAGGAGGAGGAGGGGAGCCGCAACCAGCCCCGGCGGCCCGTGACGAGGAGGACGACGAATGACCGACGGACGCCGGTTAGACACTTGCGACGCCCCGCACATCGTGGGCTGTGAATTTGCGAACGCCTCCGCGGAGCAGGCCGTTAAAAAAACGTTTGCGATCCTGGGGGTTGATATTAACAACCCCAGTGAAGTACGCAAATTTCAGGAATCCTTGCGGTTTGGTGACCGCCTCAAGAAATATGCGGACCACGGCGGGCTCATTTTCGCCGGCGCTATGGCCCTGGCCTTGGCCGCGGCTATCTGGATGGGAGTTGTTGCCAAAATAAAAGGGGGTCCTCTGTAATGGAAAAGCTGAAGGCACTTCTGATTTATCACGAGGGTTTGCGGTTGACGCCGTACCATTGCAGCGCCGGAAAACTGACCATAGGGGTGGGCCACAACCTCGAGGCTAACCCGATAGCGGGGATTTCCGCCGGGTCGGTCATTACCAAGGCCCGGGCTATGGAAATCCTGGACGCGGATATCCAGGACGTTGTGGAAAACCTCGACCGGTTTCTCCCCTGGTCTAAAAGCCTGGACGAGGTCCGCCGGGCCGTCCTTATCGATATGGCGTTTAATATGGGGATTGGCGGATTGATGGGGTTCCGGGGATTCTTAGCGGACCTGCAGGAGGGCGGGTTCTCCGGGGACTCCGTGGAAATGTTCCGGAGCCGCTGGGCGTACCAGGTAGGAGACGGACCGGGTAAACGTCGGGACCGCGTGGACCGTCTGGCGGGCATGATTGAAACCGGCCTCTGGCCCCCGGAAATTATTGTTTGACAGAACTTTCCCCGCATATTAAGGTGGCGCATTATGAAAACTTTATTCCATGCAATGGAAAAGGCAACCCTGGCGCAATTCCTCGAAACCAAGGGGGAATTGCTGGCCATTGCGCAGACCATGACCGCCGACGCCCGCCGGGCCGGTCGGGCCGAAATCATGGAGGCCGCGACCCTCTACGATATCCCCGATGACATGACCAACCCTCGGGAGCTCTACCGGGTGAGCCCCGACGGGACCGCCGCGATTCCGGTACGCGGGAAACTGACCCAAAGCGTTGATGTATGCGACGGGTTTTTCAGCGACGTTACCACCTACGGTTTTATTTCCGCCGCAGCGCTGGCCGCCGACGCGGACCCCTCCGTTACAAAAATAGCGTTTAACTTCTCGACCGGGGGCGGGACCGTCTCCGGCGTTGACAAATGCGCCAGGGTCCTGGCCGGACTCAAGAAACCCACGGAGGCCCGCGTCTCTGGAATGTGTGCCAGCGCGGGCTACTGGTTGGCCTCCCAGCTTGACCGGATCGTCGCAACGTCCCCCACGGACTTTCTCGGCTCTATCGGCGTGGCCATGGAACTGGTAGACATGCGCGACGCCGACGCAGCCCGTGGGGTTAAACGCTACGTCCTGGCCAGTACCGACGCCCCGGACAAGCGCCTGGACATTGCGACGAAGGAAGGGCAAGACAAATACGTCGAGGAGCTGGATGCGCTGCATGGGGTTTTTGCGGCCCGCGTGGCCTCCGGCCGCGGGGTGACCGTGGAAACTGTTAACAAAGAATTCGGCCGCGGGGGCGTTTTGATTGCCGCCCGGGCCCTCTCCGCCGGCATGGTCGATGCCGTGGAGGACATGCCCGTTACCATGCCCCTGGGAAACGCCCCGGACGCAAACGCACCCCCCGCAAAAGCGGGAACAACCAAAGAGGAGGCCCAACAAATGACACTGTCCGAATTGTTGGCCGCGAATCCCGCAGCAAAAGCCGATTACACCGCCAACCTGGCGGCGGCTCGGGCTGAGGGGGAGACGGCTGGAATCGTCGCCATGACGGCGAAAATCGAAAAGGTTACCCCGTTCCTGATCTCCAAGGACTACGGGGACGCCGTCAAGAAAACCGCCGTCGCGGTCCTCAAAGGGGAGCAGACCACCGCCAACTTTGACGCCGTCGTCTCCGCCGTTGACGCGGTCCGGGAAGAAAACGCCCTGGCCGCCGCCACCAAGGAAACCGACGCCACCAAGGAAACCCCCGGACAGCAGCACAAAACCCGGGAGCCCGGCGCGATCGTTTCCACGGACGCCGACCTCATGGCCGAAATCGCCCGCATGCAGAAGGGAGCCTAAACCATGACTGTCCAGAGCAGAGCAGACCAGGCCAACCTGGCGTTTATCCTGTCCGGGAATTCGCTTTTCCGTGACAACGAAACCATTCTGACGGACGCCGCCCGGGTTGCGCCGCTGGTTTTCGGTACGGTCATGGCCAAGGTGTCGGCCTCGGGTAAATGGGTCCCCTTCACCGACCCCACCGCGGTCGATGGAACGGCCACCGCCCGCGGCGTCTATATCGGCCCGGATATCACCGCCGCCGCGCTGGTTGCCGGCGACGTCGTAGGCGTTCCCGTCCTGTTCGGCGGTTGCTGCACGATCGATGCGCAGCAACTCGTTATTGAAACCGGGACCCTCGCCACCGTGGTGGGAGCTGCCACCGTCAATAACCATACCGTCCAGGACGACCTGGCCCGGTTCGGTATCTTTGTCGAGGACACTATCGACATTGACGCCTTTGAAAACTAAGGAGGACGCGACGACATGAGCACGCCTGCACCGCAAGACCTTTTTTCCCGATTCATGGCCGGAGCGTTTGACGAGAAGAACATCGTCGCCGTCTCCACCGGTTTTCAGGCGTTTTTCGGGCGCCCGGAGAACGGTTCGGAAACCATTTTCTCCCCGGACAGCAACGCCGTGGATATCGACATTATCCGCGGAAACGAGCGCATTTCTGCCCTGATCCCCCGCGGGACGGTTTCCCGGTCCCTCGGGAGCCTGCAAAAAAATCTCCGCTCGGAAAAAATGAGCACCTTCTCCCGCAAGTATCCCCTTTCGGAGGAGGAGGGCGACATTACCGGGGACATTCTCCTCAATCGCGTTGCGGGGGAAAACCCCTACAACAAAATGACCCGCATGGACCGGCTCCGCTACCATGCGCTCAAGATCCATCATGAGAATATCCGCAAGCAGGTCCGTATGTTCGAGGTCCTGGCCGCTCAGTCCATCATGACCGGCAAACAGGACGCGATTATCGGAACGACCAACGCGGATCTGCAGTACGATTTCCGCCGCAAGTCAACCCACACCGTGACCGTGGGGAACGCCTGGTCCGGCGGCGCCGCCACCATCCTGGCCGACATTGACGCCGGCTGTGCCAAAGTCCGCGCCAACGGCCGGACCATGCCGGACATGATGATCCTCGGCTCCACCGCTATGAATTCCTTTGTCAAGGACGCGACCGTCGCGGCCCTGGCCGACAACCGCCGGTTTGAATTCATGGCGATTGGCCGCAACAACGTCCTCCCCGCAAAATTCCAGCGGTTTGTGGACGGGGGTTTCATTCCTCAAGGGTCCCTGCGGACCCCCGCGGGTTTCGAGCTCTACCTCTTCACCTACCTGGAAATCTACAACGAGCCCGCCGCCGGCGTGGCTACCAAGTACCTGGCCGACGACAAGGTTATCCTTGCCGCCAGCTCCGCCCGCTGTGACCGGTATTTTGGTCCTCCGGAAAACCTCCCCATGGTCCCGATGCGTGAAGCGCTTTACCGGGACTATTTCGGGTTTGACCCCAACGCGGCGCCCATGCCCGGCAAAATGCGGGCCGCCAGCAACGTTATCGACTCGTCCATGTTTTACGCGGACGCCTACGTTTCCGGGGACTGGAAAAAGATCACTGTCCGGAGCCAGACGGCCCCGATTTTCGCAACCACTCAGACGGACGCATTCGTCACAATCGACACGGAGCCCTAAACGTTGATCGATAAGCCCGACTCTCGGGTCGGGCTTATTTTTTGAGCGTTTAAACCACCACCACCGCAACCATAAACGAGGAGGTCCGAACATGGCGCATTACTGGAACGGCACCGGCGTGTATTCGCTGGGGGATAAGGATTACGAAAAAGGGGACGAAATCCCGGGGCTGGACAAAGCCACCGCGGCCCGTCTGGCTAAAAAGGATTTGATCGTCTCGGAGCTTCCCCGCCCGGGCCGCCCCTCCGGGGAAACCGCGCAGCTCAAGGCGCAAATCGTCAAACTGAAAGAGGACAACCGGGAGGAACTCGAACTCCTGACCGCCGAACGCGACGAGCTCCGCCAGAACCTCGAGGACGCCCGGGCGACCATTGAGGCCCTGACCGCTGCCAAACCCGCGGAGCCGGCCGGAGCCGACCCGAAAAAGTAGAGCCCCGAAAGCGTGGCCCGTCCAGCGACGGGCCACAATTTGAGGGCTTAACCCATAGCCGGAGGCCGGACCATGAAAATCAAAAAGGGCAAAACGCTGTATATCGGCGGGAAGAAATACCGCGGGGAAATCCCCGACGACCAGGTCCCCGCGGGGCTTAGAGCGCAGGAGCTCCCCGCGCCGGTAGCCCGGGAGAAACGGGAGAAATGAACCTCCGCGAACTTGCCGAAAAGGATTTAGGCCGGACTCTTGAGGGGGATTGGTCCCTCCCGGTTAACCTGATTGACCCCGACGGCGTCCGGTACAACGGCCTCCGGGGTCAAGTCCTTTTTGACATTGTGCGCGTCAATCCCGAAACCGGGGAGGAGGTAACCGTCCCGACCCCGGTTGTGTCTCTCCGCCGTTCCTCCCTGGTCCGGATCCCGTTGCCCGGGGAGAATTGGATCGTTGAAACCCCCGGCGCCCCCAGCGAAACGGCGCCCATGGTTCAGCGCGTTATCAGCCCGACCCGGCCGCCGGAGGGCGGGGCGTCAATCGGCTTTATTCGTATCTACCTGCAGGATGTAGAGCAAAGCGCGGCCCCCGTATGATGAACTTTCGAACAGTCAACCAGGCGATTATTGACACGCTCGGCGCAGCCGCAGCGGGCCGCTTTCAAGTGGTCGGATACCAGCGCCAGGTAAAAAGCGCTCAGGAGGTCAAGAATAGCGGCCGCATGGTTCAAAGTTATTACGCGGCGGGGGATTTCCCTAAATCCGCAGGACGTCAAACGGGGCCGACTCAGCACAACATGGTTTTTTCAATCGGTTTAACGGTATCCGCACCGGCCCGCCTGGACCTGGCCGCGATAAATAACCCTGCCTCGAGCGCGGTGCAAGTGGGCGCCGCGCTGGCCGCCCTGCAGGAAGCCGCGGACTCGGCGGATTTATTGCTTGACGAATTGGCGGAATACGTTTATCAAATACTTATGGACGGGCGGAATTTTGATTTGGGTTTACCGGTCGGGACCGTCTCGAAACGCTGGGTTAACTCTATCCGGAAAGACACCCCCGCACCGGAGGGTGCCCTTGTGGTATTAACCGGGACGGTCGAGTTTAGCTGTAACACAGTGGAGGATATCCTCGGAGATACGGGGACCGTTGGCGGTATCGTCTCAACTGTTTTGGATATTGACGGCGACGCCGTGGAACGCACGGGCGTTGAAACAAACAACCCGTAAAAGGAGAAAATTATCATGGCCCTTAACCAGACGTCCCTGGCCGCGGCGGTAGGCTCCGCGGTCCGAAACGTACAATTTCAAAGTGAAGCGCTGAACCTGGCCCGGAAGATCCTGATTATCGGAACTTTCGACCCGGCAAAGGTTTCCGTCGTTCCGGAGGTCCCTGTCCAGGTCCTCAGCCCGGAGGATGCCGGGGACCGGTTCGGTTTCGGGTCCATGGTCCACCGCATGGCCGTCCAGGCGTTTACCGGCGGTAATGGGGTCCCTACTTACGTCCTCCCGCAGGCGGAGGCTGTGGCGGCTGTGGCGGCCGCTGGTAGCGTTGACTTTACCGGCTCCGCAGCGGTAGCCGCGGGAACGGTTTTTCTCTACGTCGCCGGCCTGGCGGTTCCGGTCACCATTCCGGCCGCAGCCACCCCGGACGCTATCGCCGCCGCGGTAGCCGCCGCGGTCAACGCGGTGAAGGAACTCCCCGCCTCCGCCGCGGTTGACGGCGTTACAACCGCCAAGGTCAACATTACCGCAAAGAGCAAGGGCCCCTGGGGGAATGATATCTCCGTCGTCCTCAACCTCGGCGCCGGCCAGGCCCTCCCCTCGGGCGTCCTGGCCGCGGTTATCGACATGGCCGACGGCGCGGGCGTCCCGACCATGGCCGACGCGCTGGACGCGCTGGGGACCGACGACGGTGCCAACGAGGCGTTTTATACCGACGTTGTCCACGGTTACGGCTCGGACACGGTTACCCTTGACGCGGTTTCGGCCTACGTCGGGGCCGGTAACGACTTCCTGGGGCTCTACGGCAAAACCGTTGCCCGTCCTTTCCGGGTCCTGATCGGGGACACCGCGCCGGATCCCGCGGGCCTGGCGGCCCTTATCGCTATTTCCGACCTCCGCAAAACGGACCGCGCCAGCGGAATTCTGGCCGTCCCCGGCTCCGCCAGCCACCCGGCCGAAATCGCGGCGCAGGCCGTGGGGCACATGGCCCGCATTGCGCAGGACCGCGTGGCGCAGAGTTATCTGGATATCCAGCTTATCGGGATTGACCCGGGCGCCAAGTCGGGCCGCTGGACAAACGACTATGATAACCGGGATACCGCGGTCAAGTCCGGAATCAGCCCGACCCGGGTACGCTCGGGCGCCGTCTACTTGCAAAACGTGGTTACCTTTTACCGCCCGGACTCCGTGCCGGTCAGCTCGAACGGTTACCGCAGCATGCGCAATATTGCGATTATCCAGAATATTCTGCAAAACGTCCTGGTCAATTTCGAACAGGAAAAATGGCAGGGTATCAGCATTGTGGCGGACGTTACCCGCGTGACCAATACGACGGACCGCCAGAAAGCCCGCGACATTGACGCGGTCAAGGACGACCTTACCGCGCTGGCCCGCTCTTTCGAGGCCCACGCCTGGATTTACACCGCGGATTTCACGATTGCCAAACTCAAGGAAGCGGGAGCCGTGTCTATCCGGGCGGGCGGGCTCGGTTTCGACAACGTCCTCAGCGTCATTTTTAGCGGGGAGGGCGGTATCCTGGACACCGTCACGGAATTCGACACGTCCCTTGCTGTTCTTCTCAATTAAGGAGGCCCTAGACCATGTCCAAGGATATCACGGGAACAATCAGAAAGGTAACGCTGGACGGCGTGACGTTTGACGTCATGGCGGACACGAACGTTACCGAAGTGGGGAGCGGCTGGCAAAACGAGGCCGTCCCTACCAGCGGCCGGAACCTCCGGAAAATGACCAAACGGGTAGAAACCCGGGAGGGCATTACTCTGGCCTGTAACGGCGCGGAGCGGGAAGTCCTCAAGGACCTGGCCGACCGTTCCGCCGATTTCCCCATGTCCTACGAAACCGCCGCCGGGGACGTCTACCGGGCCACCGGCTGGATCGAATTCGAGAACAGGGAAACCGAAGAAAGCCGCGCAACGATCCAGATGCTCCCCCGCAATAGCTGGGACGCATTCCTCGCCGGTTAAACCATAGGCCCCTGGATTCCTCCCTCCTGTGGTGGGGGTGGAGGATGAAGGGGGCCGCTTTCCCCCACCACGAATAGGAGTTAATTGTTATGGCCAGCAAGTACGCATTACGCAAAGCGCCGGACTTCATCATTTCGGAAGAATCCGCCACGGACCAGGTTGTTACCCTCCTCGAGTATTACGACATTGACGTCGAGGCCGCCAGCGACGTGGAAAACGAGGAAAGCGGAATCAGCCCCCGCGTGGGCATGGAGCGGGCGCTCGACCAACTGGCGGTTTATGTCCGCCGCGGAATCCTCGAAATCAGCGCGGACAAGGACAGCAAAATCAAAGTTTGTCAAACCCTCGCCGGCGGGGAAACGATCAATTACAAGGAAGTCAACGCCCGCGCTAAACTGGCCATGGATCGGGTAAAGGGTAAGGGGTACACCCGCGTCTATGCCTTTATGTCGTCCCTCGCCAGTCTCCCCCCGGGCGCTATCGAAAAACTCCCCCCGCGGGACCTGGCCGTTGTGGAGGTCCTGGGGACGGTTTTTTTGAATGCGTAACCCGCAACGCCGTGGGGCTTGAAACCTCCGTCGTTAGCCGGCTGGATGCTTGGATCGGGGCGGTTTTCTATCGGGGGATAAACCCCTCGGGCATGGGTTACGCGGATTTAAGATACTGGAACCAATGGCACGAAAAAATAGCGGACGCCGAACTCAAAGCCGCAAAGGGGACTTAATTGCCTGATTACGCCGTATCAACCGCATTCACCGCAAACAATAAAGTCGGGCGGGTATTTGACGCCATGGGCCGGGATGCGGATAAATTCGGCGGGAAAGCGTCCGCAGCGTTTAACAAGGCCGGCCGCTCAGGGTCCCGGTTTGGCGATATCGTCAAGGGGGTACTGGCGGCCGGCGTTATTCAAAGGGGTTTCGGGATGCTGGCTGCGGGCCTCCGGAACGTCACGGGCCAATTTGTGGAATTTGACGACGCGGTTATCGGAGCCGCAGCGCGTTTTAAGGATATCGGCCCCGACGCGGCGAATTTTGACGACCAGCTCAACCTGATAAAACGGAGCGCCAGGGACGCCGGCGCGGCTACCAAATTCACAGCGGCGCAGGCGGCCGCGGGTCTGGACTTTCTGGCCCGGGCGGGCTTTACCTCCGCGGAGGCTATGGGGTCCCTCACCTCTATGATCAACCTCGCAACGTCCACCGGGGAGGATTTCGCCACGGTTGCGGACTATTCCAGCGACCTCCTGGGGGCGTTTGGCCTCTCGGTCAACGACACCGCGCAAAAAATCGCCAACCTCAACCGCCTAAACGACGTATTGGTCAAGTCCGCCAACTCGGCAAACGTGACCGTGGAGACAATGTTCGAAACCATGAAAACCGCCGGCCCGGTTTCCCGTATTATCGGGGCCAGCCTCGAGGAGGTGGCCGCGGCTACGGCGATCCTCGGCAACGCAGGTATCAAGGGCACAGAGGCCGCCACGGCTTTGAAAAATTCCATGTTGCGCCTGGCGGACGCCAATATCCAAAAGATGCTACATGCCAACGGCGTAGAGGTAGCGGATAGCGCCGGCAACATGCGGAAGTATTCGGTTATCCTCTCGGAGCTCGGGAACAAAATAAAAGGACTCGGAACCGCCAAACAGGCGCAGATATTAAATGACGTCTTTGGGCTCCGGGCCATTGCCGGCGCTAAAACGTTAATGGAAAACCTGGGGGGCCTGTCCGAATTCGAGCAGATGCTCAAGGACGCGGCCGGCACGTCGGAACGTACCGCCGACCGGTTAAAACAGTCCTGGGGTAATAGACTCCTGTCCCTCGGGTCCGCCGTCGCTGAGTTTGGTTTCCAAATCCTGGACGCATTCGGAACGGACGGCAAGCGGGGAATTGATGCCATTACGGACTCAATCCGCAAATTTGATACGGGCCCGCTTATCGCAGGACTCCGGACCGCATGGTCGGTAGCCGTCGGGCTGTATGGCGCAATCGCTCCCTTTCTCCCACTCCTCCCCTACCTGATCGGCTGGTTTGTGATTTTCAAAACGCTTATGGCGGGCATGGGGGTTGCACATGCCGTCATGGGGTTTATTCAGTTTGCCATGGTCCTAAAAAACACCGCCGGCGCTATGGGCCTGCTAAATGTCATGATGACTGCTAACCCGGTGGGCCTGATCATTGCAGGGATTGCCGCTCTCATTGTCCTTTTTATCTACCTGGAAAAGCGCTTTGGGATTTTCTCCAAGGGCTGGGAAATGGTTAAAACGGCGTTTGTGGCAACCGTCGGATTCATGAAAACCGTTTTCATGCAGTTTGCCAGCTTTTACGTTAATCTATGGGCCGGGATTATCGGTACGGTTATCGCAGGGGTTTCCAAGTTGGGCGGGATGATCGGGATTGATACCTCCGGGCTTGACGCCCTGGCCGCCCGCGTCGAGAAATTCCGCTCGGAGGTAGACACCGCTGCCAACGGGGGGAGCCCCGCGCCGAATTCCAAGGAGGCGGAGGCCCGCCAAATCCAGTTTACGGGCCAGCTCAATATTGCCGGCGCCCCCGCGGGGTCCACAATGGAAAGCAAAACCACCGGCGCCCCGGCGCTCTCTACCAACCTGCTAGGGGTGAACCCATGACATGGCGCGACCGGGTCCAGACTGAAATAACGCTACTCTCCCCCAGCGGGCAGCAGTTTAGCGCCGCGTGGTCGGGCAACGCCCGGACCGTCGAAAAGCGGCTCGGGGTTTTTGAATTCCCGAACCTGCCCGGGGCCCGCGTCCAGGACATGGGCGTCGGGGCGGATTCCTACCCGCTCAATTTTGCGTTTGAGGGGGCGGACCACGACCTTGAGGGGGAGCGCTTTTTCACCGCCTGCAAAGAAACGGGAACCTGGACGATTAACCACCCAGTCAAGGGGGTTAAAGTCCTGCAACTGATCAAGGTAACGGAGGAGGTCCAGCCCGTGACCTCCGGCAATATAACGGCCATTGCTACGGAATGGATCGAACCCACTACGGACACGCTAACCGCCAGCGTTACGCAACTGGCCGACGCGATCCGGACGCAATCCGCCGCGCTGCAGGAGGTAGCCGCGGACCAACTGGCGGCCGTGGTCGAATTGGATACGCCGTCAAAAATAACCGCATTTAAAAACGCCCTGGAGAAAGCGGCCGCCGCGATCGACAAGGCCTTGGCGCCGCTCCGCCAGCAACTCGCCACGGTAAACGCCGCAGCAACGAGCGTCAAGCGGGGGATAACGTCCGGCCTTAACGCCGTGGCGCTGGACGTCCTAAGCCTGGGGGGTCAGATTCAGACTATGGTAACCCTCCCCGGTATGGCCGTCGAGGATATGGGCGTCCGCTTTGACTATTACCAGGCACTTATTTCCGACATGATGGGGGTAGCCCCGGAGACGGACGAGGAAAGCGGAATAAATACCGCCGCCGTCCAGGAGATTGTTTTGACCTCGGCCCTTGTGGCGTTAGCGGACGCGGTTGTCACGGGGGACTTGACCAGCCGGGAGGACGCTATCGGTTTCCTGGAGGCCACCGGCGCGGCCTTTGTCGGGATTACCGAAACGCTGGACAAATCGCAGGCGCTCTACCTGGACAACGCGATCGACGCGCAATATTTCAGCCAGTCCCAAAGTTTCAACGACGCGGCGTTATTGGTCGGGCAGATTTCGGCGCTCCTACTCCGCAAATCGTTTGACCTGGCCGCGGCTAAACGGTTCACACTCCGCCGGCCGCGGGCACCGGTTGAAATCTCAGCAACCGAATATGGCGACCTAGACCATCTGGATTTTTTCATTTCGTCAAACGGGCTCAAGGGCGGGGAAATCCTACTCCTGCCCGCCGGGCGTGAAATCGTGGTCTATTTATGAGCCGGCAATACACCGTAAAATCTGCGGACACGCTCAGCCAGGTAGCGGCCCGCGTCTACGGGGACCCTTCCCGCTGGCCGGAAATCTGGCGGGCAAATCAATCCCGTCTGAGGTCCGGGGACCCGAATAAAGTTTACCCCGGGGAGATCCTGATCATTCCGGAACCGGAGAAAGCCGCTGCCCTTTCCGGTAAGCAACCCGACGACCTTACGATCGTGGCGGGCGGGCGGGAGCTCCGGATACTAAACGCCCGCATTATACGGACCATGGACACCGGCGCCGACGCCTGGACGTCCCGGATTGACTGGGAGCCGGGCGCCGACCCGGAGCTCGACCGGATTATCCGCCCGTATGGATACCCCAACGCCGCGGCGTATATCGGCGGGGAGCTCTTGGTCAATGGTCTACTCTATACTGTCGAGCCGGAGCTAACCACCACCGGCCGGACAGTGGCCCTGACCGGGTATTCCTTCACGGCGGACGCCGTGGATTCCACCCTCAAGCCCCCCTATGAGCGGAACAATATAACCTTGGAACAACTGGCCGCGGAAGTGGTCGAGCCGCTGGGAATCCGCGCAATATTCCGGGCCGACACCGGCGGACCGTTTGCCAGGGTAACCGCCAACGAGGGGGACACGATCTTTGACCACCTGGCCCACCTGGCGGCGCAACGGGGTATCCTGGTCAGCTCCACGACCGCCGGGGATTTGCTGTTCTGGAAAGCCGCCACGGACTCGCCGCTAGTCGGGACGATTGAGGAGGGCCAGCCCCTCGCTACCGGATACCGCGCCAAGTACGACGGCCGGCGCAGATTCAACGCTTATAAATGTATAACAGCGGACGCCGGCGCGTCTCTGGACTGGGAGGCGGACGCAAACCCTAAAACGCAAATCGCGCTGGACAACGCCGTCCCCCGGTCCCGGTTCCTGACTTTCAAGACGGACGACACGACGCCGGGGAACATCTTAAACGCCGCAGAATGGCGCAGAAGCCGCCAAACGGTCGAGGCCCTTACCATGTCCTTCCCCGTCCCCGGTTGGCACGCTCCGGACGGCTCCGTTTGGCGGGAAAATACCCGCGTTTCGATTGTCAGCCGGACGCTGGGGGTCCCTCGCGGTTTTACCTTCCTGATTCGGTCGGTTGAGTATATCCTCGAGAATAACCGACGGGAGGCCGTCCTCAGTCTGGTCCCGCCGCAGGTTTACACCGGCGAAACAATGGGAGATATCTGGAAATGACCACCCGCACCGGGCGCGTAACCGGACGTCAAACCGGAACGAACAAAGACGGCGCCGACTCGGTCCGTCTCCTGCAGGTTATGATAACCGACCGGGACGACGTCCAGACGGTTCAGCTTGTCAGCCAGGCGGGGGAGGAGTCAAACCCCCCGGACGGTTCGGCGGTTGTCCTACTCTCGGCCGGCTCCGCGCTTAAACTGGCCATTGCGACGCTTGACCGGGTTGTCCCTGACCTGGCCGTCGGGGGGAAACGGATCTATAGCACCGCGGCGGATGGCGTTACCGTTATGGCAGAGGCGCGTCTCGACCCGGACGGAAAGATTACGATCCATAACGACCTGGCAAGCCAAACGATCCACCCGGACGGGACGGTCGAGATAATCAACCCGCTGGCGTCTATCAACATGGCACCGGACGGCGCAATTACCGCCAGCAACGGCGCGGCGTCTATTACGCTTGACGCGGCGGGCGTTATATCGTTCCATGGTACGCAAGCCGTATTTGATTGCCCGGTTACAGCCCCCAGCGTGGCGCTTGTGACCACCGGAGGCGGAACGGGGGGCATTACCGCCGCGGGTGACATTGACGCAACTGGAACGATCACAGGAACCGCGGACGTTATAGCCGGCACGATTTCCGGGAAAACCCACGTGCATAGCGGCGTAACGTCTGGCCCGAATAACTCCGGAGGACCCCTATGATATTGCAAGGCGACCCGCGTTTAGTCATGACTCCCAGCGGCACGCGGTTACAGTTTACCGGCGGCCAGCCGCTTATGGACCGCGGCCTCGAAAACTTGGCGTTGATTTCTTTGTTTACAAGTCCGGGGTGGGCTGGTAACCTGCTTGTCAAAAGTGACATAGGCTCGGATTTCGAGGCGGTTTGTAACCAGCCCATAACGAGGCGGTCCTTAAATGATATCAGGAATTCCGCGGAGCGGGCGCTAAAGTCCCCCGCATTCGGTCGGGTAACGGTAACGGTAACGAACCCGACGGGCTACCGGTTAAACGTAATTATCAGGATCGAACCGCCGGGGGATAACCCGCAGGCGATCCAATTAACCCGGAACGGGGAAAACTGGACTTTTCAAGCAATGGACCCCGCGTTTAACAAGGTGAATTAATGGCCCTCAAAGTCCCGACAACTAAAGAGCTCAGCGGCTTAAACCTGGCCCAACTTGAGGGCAAACTCGGACAGTCCGCCCCCCTGGCGGACCGCGCTTTCCTCCGGGTACTGGCGGCAATGAAGGCCCTGGCGGATACGGGGCTTTATAAATTCGGGATTGAGCGGGCCAAACAAAATTTAGCCCTGACCGCCACCGGCGCCGACCTTGACCTCCTGGGAAACGAGTTTTCAACCCCCCGGAAACTGGCCGAGTTTGCGGTCCTGAGCGCCGAAATCGTGGCGATTACCGGGACGCTCATACCCGCCACCGCGTCCTTTATCGGGGACGCTAACGGGGTCCGCTATTTCCTGGACGCCTCCGCGCTGGCGGTGGCCGGCGTTGCGTCCCTCAGCATGACGGCGGAGGTATCCGGAGCCGCGGGCAACCTGCAACCCGGCGACTCCCTGATCATCGTTTCCCCGGTTGCCGGCGCGGCCGTCTCGGCCCTTGTGACCACGGTAACCACGACCGGGGCAGAGGAGGAGACGGACAGCGCATTCCGCCCCCGCGTCCTGTTTGCGGAGCGGGCGGTTACCGGGGGGAGCAACGCCACGGATCATAAGATTTGGGCAGAGGAGGTGGCCGGCGTTTTGCGGGCCTTTCCCTTTGCCGGAAAACCTAGCGGGACCAGCTACCCGGGCGACCGGACGGTCTACATTGAAGCGGACCCCACCCTCGACCCGGACGGCATCGCACCGGCGGGCCTTTTGCTGAGCGTCCGGGAGGCGCTGAACATCGACCCGGCGACGGGTCTTTCCCGTCCCGCGCTCGGCCTGGTAGACGCAACGCTGTATGTTGAATCGATAACCCGGACCGCCATTGACGTGGAAATTACAAACCTGGTTACCCCTGCGGGGACGGACGTAACGGTCAAGGCGGAAATCTCGGCCGTTCTGGATTCCTACTTTGCCGGCCTGGCGACCTACGTCGAGGGGGTGGACCTTGTCCAGGAGCGAAACGACCGGATCACGACGCTAACCCTCGGGGACGTCGTCCAGGCCGTCCTGGCGACCCGCGGGGCCTCCGCGGGGGAGATTGCTTTTACTATCGCGGCGGCCCCCTTTAACTCCTACCAGCTGAGCGCCGGGGAGTTGGCCAAGACGGGGGCTGTCTCTTATGTTACTGTCTAGGGCGGTACTTGACGCGCTCCTCCCGCCCGGGTCCTTGTGGACTCCGGAGGATGGGGCCGAATTTGACGCGCTCCTCGAGGCCCTGGCGGAAAACGCGGAGCCCGTCCGTATTTTTCTGGATGGCTTGGCGCGGGTCCGGAGTCCGCAGTTAACGCCCTTCCTCAGCGACTTAGAAAAAGAATATGGAATCCTCCCGGACGCGGCCCTTTCGGAGGCGACCCGCCGGTCCCGCCTGGCGGCGATAAAAACCGCGGTTAACTCGACCGGCGCCGTGCCTTTCCTGCAGGGCAAACTAAACGCCGCGGGCTTTGACGTCCAGGTTCACATAAATAATCCGCCCGTCAACCCGGCGCAGTTTATAGATTTCGCCCCGCCTACCGTTATGGGGAATGCGTCCGCTGTTTTTAACGGGGTGGGCGCACAGTTCGGGGGAGCCCGCGGGGAGCTCCTGGTCAATGGCCCGGTATACGACGCGGGCGTCCTGGTTACATACACAACGCCAACGGATCCCGTTTACTGGCCGCTGGTTTTCTTTATCGGCGGAGACGCGACCCGCGACCCGGTGACCGGCGAAATCACAAGGATTGAACGGGTAACGCTCCCCGCAAACCGCCGGGCGGAGTTTATCGCCCTGGTTATAAAATACAAACCGTTATATACCTGGTGCGGGCTGGTTGCGGAGTTTGTCCAGATAGTTGAGCCGGACGTTAACAGTTTCGGGTTTGAGGATATCTTATTCGCGTTTGATAGCTGGCTCTTTGCCGGGGAGGTTTAACAAATGGCCATTAAAATAGCGGTTGTATATCCGAACGCGGAGCCAGTTACCGCCAGTTACCCGGGGGGCTCTTTTAAGAACGAAACCAGCCCGGGGGCGCTGGACGGGACGCCACTTGAAAAAGCGTGGGCGGACGACCTGATCGGCTTTCGGGACGCGATCCTCGCAGCGGCGGCCCGCGGGTATTCCGGAGCGCCGGATACGGCCCTGCTTTCCGACGCGTTGGAAGCGCTCTATACTCTTTTTGTCAAACAGGCGGACGCGGTCAGCGCGGCCACCGCCAGCAAGGTGATGAAACGGGATGTCAACGGACGGTCCAAGGTCGTGGCCGGCGTGGCGTCGGACGATGTAGCCACACTTGGGCAGCTCGACACCCACGCGGGCCTGACCGCTCCGCACAGCGCCAGCCAGACGGCCACGGCGCTACGGATGGCCCAACGAGATAGCGCGGGCCGCCTTGAGGGCGCCACGGCGGTGGCCGGGAATGACTTGGTCAATTTTACACAATGGGCCGCCAGCCTCGGGGTGGGCGTAGGGCAGGCGTGGGCCACCGCGGCGCTGTTTGTGGATACGCAGTACCAAAACCTGACCGGGAAACCTATCATGGTAAGCGTCCGCTCTCAAAATAGCGGGGGCTCAGGGGTTAACCTCTCGTTTGGTCTGTATGCGGGGCCGTCCAGCGCGGACCACTTTGTCGCGGGCGGAACGGCAACCCTCGGTTATCAATCGGCATGCGGGATTATCCCCGCCAGTCATTTTTACAAGGTGACCGGGTTTGTTGCCTCTGTGAGCATACTGTCCTAAAAATGAGGAGCGTATAACATGGCAACGACGGACTACAAAACCGGGGCGAAGTCAACCCACCAGGTCCCGCTATACGACCCGGAGCTCGGGGGCGTATCGAATCCCAACGCCTACGGGCGGTTTACCCTGGCTGATATCCGGGCGGCCCTGGGGGGCGTGGCCCTTACGGCGGCGGATATTCGTGTCGTCCTTGAGACGGGCCCGGTCCTCCCCACGGACCTGGTTATTATTGTGGACGCGACCCTTGCACCGGTAGACCTGACCCTCCTGCCCTCCGCGGATCCCTCGGCTAAATCTATCAAAATTCAACGCGCCCGAACGGACCCGGGGACCTATGCGGTTAATATCCTGCCCGACGGCGCGGAGACGATTGGCGGGGAGCCGTCCCTCCCCCTGCTACCTGGTGAAACGTTCGAGCTGGTCCCCGACGGGCTCACAGATTATTACCAATTCTAAGGAGGCTCAACCATGAAGCGCTTTATTTTTTCGGTTTTTCTGCTACTGGCCACTATGGCGCCGCAATTTGTGGCCGCCGCGCCTTTCGTCGTTTCGGACATTCGAAGCCCTGTTTTAATCCACAAAGTCAACACCATCGCCGACCTGCGGCTGATCACTGGCTCTCCGGGGCGGTCGGCTGTGCAGGTGCTCGGCTACTACGAGGCTGGGGATGGCGGAGGAGGGCCGGTGCGGCGGTGGGTGGACGGGAAGGCTGTTGGCTATTACACGGCTGTAACCGGGGTGGAGCCGGATGATGGTGGGTCAATCATCGTGCCGACGGGTGAGGATGGGTCGGGGGCGTGGTTGTGGGAGTGGAGTGGGGATGTTATTGCTGAGTGGTTTGGCGCTCAAGGGGATGGAATTACAGACGATTCGCAGGAAATACTAGCGGCGTTAGCAACGGGTTTAGACGTATATACACCTAACAATTATTACCTTACACAACCAATTAGTGTAGGTCAGCAGAGACTTTATGGACAAAATGGTAATAAATCTAAACTAATTTTCAACCACAGCGGAGGGGGTTTTGCCGTAACCGTTTATACAAGTGAGCGGGGCGGTGGAATTGACAATCTGACATTAGATTCATCCGTTGATGGGCTTAAAGGCCTCAACATGATCGGGACTGTTATGGCTAAGTGTGATCAGGTATTTATAAATAATTTCACATTAGTTAGCCTTCAATTGGGAGATACTGCTGCGGCGTCTGGTATTTATTGGTCAAAGATCGGCCGCGTTCGCATTCGCCTAGATTCAGATAAAGATGGCGATACTGGTGTATTAATTGACGGGCAAAATATACCAGGGTCAAATGCAAACTCCCTAGAGGATGTTGTAATTGGTGGTAATTTTAAACGGTCATTACATATAAAAGGTAACGGAAATACCATAAAAAACGGTACTATTGAACTTACTCGCGGAAATACCAACGTAATATCTATGATATATATTGAAGGTGGAGGTAATACAGTAGAGGGTTTATATGTTGAGCCCATAGGAATTCCGCCAGCCACACTGGTTGAATTTAGTTCAACATCTTCTGGCAATACTGTTAATCTTTGGCCGCAATATGTGCCCTTATACAACATGTCTAAAAACATTATTGATAATGGAGCTCACAATAAGGTTAAATTGAGGCGCGTAGGATCAAACTTTGTAATTGGCCCGGAAGCAGAACCAAGCGTAAATCTTTTGTTAAACAGTGCGTTTAAAACGTGGAGAGATGCCGAAAACCCGACCGGCTGGTTATTTGGGACTGTGGGAAGAATAAGCAGGGTAGCCCCCGAGGCAGTTGGAGGACCTTCAATACTTCGCATGACGCTTACAGCAAATAATGCAAGTATCCAAAGTTATGTTACGGATTACTTTACATCTTCCTCCGGGGTAGTACCGCTTGATGTCAAATATTTACAAGGAAAACCGATTATAGTAGGGGTATGGTGTAGAACATCGGTTGTTAACGCAGGGGGTATTAAATTCAACCTGGGAACAGGGGGTGTTGCGGGTCTTGGTCAAAATTCGCACTCTGGCTCTGGAAATTGGGAATTGTTGCTTGCTCATGGTAACGTAAGTACCGCAAATGATAGAGTGGGGCTGGAATTACGCTCACAAATTAATAATGATCCCCTTACTGGCACTGTAGATTTCCGCGACCCATTTTTTATTATTGGGTCTGATATTACATTCTTTGGGGCTAAACCCATTATTGATACCGGGGGAAAAATATTTGGTGACTTGGAGTTTCCCCTGGACTTTACCGATAAGGGCCGTGGGGGTATCCTTCGATTTGGTCTGTTTTATGTATGGGTGGATACGGCAGGAAAGCTTCGTATCGGTTCCACTAGGCCAACGGACGCAACGTGGGATAGTGCTGGTGCTGTAGTTGGGACTCAAACCTAATTGCCATCTCCAACAACAACTATGGCGGTTGTCAAGTTGATATTTTGGTCGGCGGTTTATGGTTTATGAGATGGTGATTACTGTGGGTGTTCAATAAAGTCCTAATGCCAACCCACTCGTCAGCCGGTGCTAAAGCAATCGGCGCGGTACAGGGCAATAATCAACAGTGATAGAAAGGCGATCCCATGATTAAAGATTTTCCATGAAGGATTGCGTGACATAACTCTAACCGTTTAAGGAGGCTCAGAAAATGAAATTTCACCGCTCATTGTTGTTTTTGGCCATTCTCCTGGTAGCACTGTCCGTTCTCCTGGTGGCTCCTATCGCCATGGCCGCGGACGCCAACCCCGCCGGCGACTCGCTGGCCCTGTTCCTCGGCAACGTGGTTTTTCCGGTCCTGGCCGCTTTTCTCCTGGGGCTGATTGGGGTTATCCTGGACAAACTCCGAAAAAAATACAATCTGGATATCTCGGCCGCCGTCCAGTCCTCTATGGAACAGACCGCAAAACGGGCCATCGGCTATGTCGAGGAGCGGGCGGCGGCGGCGATCAAAAACAAGGTAACCACGCTGACCGGTAACGAAAAGCTTGACATGGCCGTCGCCTACGTCCTCGAGGCCATGCCCCGCGTAACCCCCGAACAGGCAGAGCGCCTGGTCCACGGGGTCCTTGGAGAAACTGTAGGGGCCGGCGCAACGGGGGCCGGATCGGTTAAATGGTAGCGGGTATTCTGGCGATTATTTCCGCGCTCCTCCCGCTACTTTTCGACTGGTTGGAGGAGCGCCAGAAAGGCAAACCGTATGCAGAAAAGCAGACTATCCGCCGGGCGGCTGTTACTGGTGACGTTGATACTCTCAGCGCTCAGCTTGACCGGATGCGGGAGCTTATCGCCCGTCGTTCTGCAGGGAAATAGCCTGGTCCTCGAACTCAAGGCCGGGCAGCCGGCTCCGTCGGACGGCTATCTCCTGAGCCCCGCGGCCCTTGTGGAATTGATGGAATGCTGTAACGACAAACTAAGCCTGGCCGAATAGGCCACCCCGACGGCCCTTAACCGGTATACTCCACCGGGGGCCGTCGGGGTAATTTTTTCTAAACGCCGTCCATAATGATAGCCAGAAAACTGGCACAATCGCCCGCCTCATGTTTTGCATGCTGGCGGGCTTTTTCTACCGCCTCGCGGGTATTATCGCGGGCCGCCAGCCATGCGGACCGGTCGAACGGGTCCGGCGCTATCCGCTCAATCCTCCGGAGTTCCCGGCGGAGACAGTGAAGACGCCACAAGGCCCCCGCCAGCTCCCGGACCTCCGCCAGGAGCAACGCAAACGCCCGGGCCTGACCAAGGCCCTCCCAGCTCCCTTTGCTGGCGTTACGGGGCAAATTCATGTTATCGATTGCCTGGACCGCCAGCGCGGTAACAATCCGCGAACCTCTCATGTTTTGACCTCCCGGTTACAGCAACGGGTAAAGTGTCGGCCGAAAAGGCGGACAACCCCGCGCCAAATTTTAAAGCACTTTCCGCAATAGCAAGGACGCACGGTGAACCCTCCCGGCGGATCGGCGGGCCGTAACCCGCCACCGCCCGCTAGTCAATCCCAGTAAGGTTTTCCGACAACCGACGGGGCGCGGCCCTCGGCCCGGTCGATATATTCCTGATAATATGCGTTACTCGAGGGGATGGAAATACCCTGATGGTGGACGGAGTCAAGGCCCAACGTCTCCGCCAGGAGGGCGCGGTCCGCGGGGGTCAAGTCCCCCCACTGGTCGGCGTGGGCTTTCGTGGAGGAAATCCGGATCCAGCCCCACGCGGTCCCGCGGCCACCGGTGACGCTCCAAGCGCGGCCCGTTCTGGTTTTGAGTGCGGATTTAATTTTTTTAATCGTTTCGTTGCGGTCCATGGTTTTCCTCCGTGTCGTTAGGTTGACTAGATAATACCGGAGGTTTGATTGTTTGTCAACCATTAAATCAATATTATTTTCCACACGCCATTAAATTGTATAAACCCGCGATTGCTCAGGCTGGACAGCGCCCGCTTGACCTGATCGGCGGTGTACTCGGAGGCCAGGGCCGCGGTTATCTCCTCGAACTCCGCCGGCCCGCGGCGCAGATAATGATAAATTGAAATCATGCAGGGGGATTTTATAATTCTACCTGCCACAACCATGGGTCTAGTCCTTTCTGTATCGATCCCCGCGCCACCCGCCGGCGGCCTTCACCGGCCAGCCATGGGCCCACGCGGGCACCGTGGACATAATCCGCTCGAACTCGGCCACGTCGCCCGAACCGGCGGGGACCTCTGAAACAATCTCGTCGTGGACATGCAGGACGATCGGATAGCCGGCCCGCTCAAGCGGCGGCATGCTGAACGCCAGCAGATCCCGCGCCGTGGCCTGGACATAGTTTTCCGTCAACTTCCCGCCCCACGTATCAAGCCGGGTCCACGCCTGGGGACCCTTTTTATAATCGGAATTCCACCCCATATAGGTAAGCCGCAGCGACGGCCGCCCGCGGAAATCCGTGTCCGGTTCGAGGCGCGGCGCGTGGTATGTGAGATTTCGACCGGAGGGTAGCCGACAATATAAAATATCATCCCGGACCCCATAGATTATCGCGGGGGGCTGGCCGCAGGACGTGGCCGGCGCCTGGTACTGGTAGCAATGGCCCGGATTCTGGACGGCCATAAACGCGGCGTCCTGGATCCCGTACCAAAATTTTGAGATCAGGGGGGACGCCCGACGCCAAGCTTTTATTTTGTCCTGGATTTCGTCGTCGTCCATGAATTCGCCGGCGCCGAACGCTTTCCACGCTCCCAGCCCGCCGCCAAACCCGCCCGCCAGCTCCGGGATTTTTCCGTACTTTTTACGGGTGGGGTGATGCGTCCCGGTTTCCTTTTTATAATTTAGGATTTCGTCAAACGGGATTCCGGTTATATCGCTGGCGGTTTTTTCGTAAATCTTGCCATGGGTCCTAAAAACGATTTGCCGCCACTCCTCGCCGGCCAGCTCCGCCAGGACAACCGCCTCAATTGCGGAAAAGTCCGAACAGATGAACTCACAACCCGGGGCCGCGGCAAAAAGTCCGCGGAGGCAGCCGGAGACGGCCGCCACGGCGTCCCCCCACTGGGACTCTATCCTTGCCAGGTCCCGGGTAGAAATATCAACCAGGGCCGCGTTTACCGCCTCAATCCCCCAGTCTGTTTTGCAATCGGGACCGCGGAGCGCCCCGCAGGCCGGGCAGGTTAAAAGCCCGGTCCAGTAGACGCGGCCACAACCCGGGCAGCGGATCACGTCCGGACCAGATGCGGGGAGGTTTTGCGGCTGAGGACCACGACCCGCCCACCGCCCCGTTCGATCGGCGCCGCAGAACGCGAACAGGTCCCGGAGGCGTCCGTCCCTACTGACTCGGCGCTGAATGGCAAAAAGTTTTTTGACGCTGGCCGCGCCCAAGCTGGCCCGGATTTCCAGGACCCGCCGGCACGACGCCGGGAGGTCCGGCCGTTTGAGGGCCGACTCGACCGCCTCCGCGTCCAGGCTGGACAGGTGCACGCCGTTTGCCCCCAGCCAGCCCATTATTTTAGCAATCTCCCCCGCGGTCTGGACCGTGCCGGCGGTTATCTCCTGCAGCTCCACCGTGTAGCGTGAAAACGCGGTGTTAACTATGTGGATGCAATCCGCCAGGGCCGCGTGGTCGATGTAGACGCCGCGGGTATTGATAGCCTGGTCGAGTTGCCACAATTCGAGCTCCTGGGGGCTCAGGTCGGGGCACAGGATAGAGACGGCCGCCTCCGCCCGGATATCCTGGACGTTGTAATCGTAAAACCGCTGGAAAGCGGCGGGGTCCATTTCCGGGGTTATCCGGGTGGCGGGCTGGTTTTTCGTCGGCTTTTGCGGGATAGACAGTTTACGGATAAGGGCGTCCCCGCCGGGGTCCTTTTGCTCCCCGGCGTTCAGCGCTTTTGCAATTTCTACCAGTTTCCCCGGGAGGCTGTGAGCGCGGCCCTTTGCCATACTGCAACGAACTTGGTGGGCGGGGAGCGCCGGCCAGCCCATACGGGCCTGGCAGACGTTGAGCCAGATATAATACTCGAACCCGGAATTATGCGCCTCAAGAAGTCCGCCAGCGGCGATGTGCCGGAATAGCTCCTCCGGGGGCGGGCAGCCGGGAACCCATAACCGCGGGCCGGCTCCGTCCTTGAGGTCGTAGGCCATACAAAGGACCTCCGTTGACGGATGCTCCGAATAGACGGAGGCCCCCACGGCGGAAAGCCCACGGTCATTTTTGGTTATCCCGGACCACTTTTTCCCCTTTGGATCCCAAACGAAACCCGCCTCGCTGTATGTTTCGAAATCAAGATCGGGCAAAACGGTTGCAAAGCCGGGGCCCACCTGGACGACCTGGCCGGCGATCATTTAAAACTCATTATTACGGTCTGCGCAGCGATGATGCTTTCCAGGTCGGGCCGCAAGTTCGGAATAAAATAGCTTGGCCCCTGGTGATGTAATTCTATCTTTACCCCTGAGCCCGCAAAGGGTTTGAACGTGGCCAGCGCCTCGACTATCTGATCAATCGGCATTGTGCAGGTACGCGGGGGCGTCTCAGCATGCGTTAAAACGCGGGAGTAATCCGGGAACCGGGGGTCCCACTCAAGTTTGTTGAAAATCTCGACCGTCTCCCCGTCGGTAAAAATTATTTGATCCCCGTAGACGAACACGCTAACCCGGGTGTTTGACTTTGCGGGAAAAACCTTGACCAGCTTTCGGGCGTATTCGGAATAAAGAACAAACGACGAACCGGCCGGCTCCGCGTGGGGGGCCCGGCATTCCACGAAGGTAAGCCGCTTTCCGTCGGTAGCCACGAACCGGACAACGCCGTCGGGGAGGAATTCAAAAAGAACGGACATGAGCACCGCGTGCCCACCGACGGTTTTTGCAGCCGCGGCCAGGGCGCAGGCCAACGCGGCGTTAAACTCAAAAACGGGAATCATTCGGGGGACCTCCTGGAGGTATAAAACGCCCGGCCGCCATAATAGCGGCCGGGCTGGTGGGGGTGGATTAAACCATATAGCCCTGAGCGCGGAGGCTTTCGTCATTCCATCCGGCGGTGATAAACGCCGCGTAGGGCTGGCCCCCGGCTTTCGCGGTCATGACCGGGCCGGTAGGCGCGGGGGGCATACCGCCGGACGGGTTGAGGAAATCCGGGGCGGGCACAACGCCGCCAGCGGCCGGGGGCGCACCGGCCCCGGGGTAGCCGCCAGCGGCCGGGGGCGCACCGGCCCCGGGGTAGCCGCCAGCGGCCGGAGGAGCGCCGGCCCCGGGGTAGCCGCCAGCGGCCGGAGGAGCGCCGGCCCCGGGGTAGCCGCCAGCGGCCGGGGGCGCACCGGCCCCGGGGTAGCCGCCAGCGGCCGGGGGCGCACCGGCCCCGGGGTAGCCGCCAGCGGCCGGGGGCGCACCGGCCCCGGGGTAGCCGCCAGCGGCCGGGGGCGCACCGGCCCCGGGGTAGCCGC